CATCCACAACAAACCAAGTAATACTACCTAACAACTCTGCCTATTTATTTAAAGCTACTGTTATTTCTAATGTAACAGGCGGTGGTAATACATCTGCATGGAAGCTAGAAGGTGCTATCAAGCGTGGTGCTAATGCGGCTTCTACAACGATTGTAGGTACAGTAACTACGACTTTACTAGCCCAAGACGCTGGTGCATCAGGCTGGGTAATAGCGGCAACTGCGGATACTACAAATGGTGGATTACGCATTACCTTTACTGGACAGGCTAGTACGACTATACGAACAGTTGCAAAATTAGAAACTACGGAAGTAACATTCTGATGCGTAAACCGAGGGTTATAACTAAACCATACAAGACAAGATTGACCTGTGAAAATGCCCATCTCACTAGAGATAAGGCATGGCTAGAGGCTAGGTATTTTGCCGATAATCTATCTTTGTCTAAAATTGCAAAATTGATACCTTGTAGCACTAGGAACATTCATAAATGTTTTGTAAGGCTTGAAATACCATTTAAGCCAAAGCACATTACTTATGGCGAAATAAATTTAAAGCCAGCCAAAGGTGAGCGCAATGGTAACTGGAAAGGTGGATTGCCAAAGTGTACAGATTGCACAAAGTTGGTTAGTGCTAAAGGTTATGCAAGATGCAGGGGGTGTGCTGCCAAATATTATCGTGGAGAAAATAGCCCGTTTTGGTTACCGCCTGAACAACGTAAAGTAACAGAATCAGAGCAAATCAGGCAATCTGTTGAATACGCAGAATGGCGCATTGCTGTATGGGCTAAGGACAAAAACTTATGCAAAGTGTGCAACACTCGCCAAAAAGTAATGATTGCTCATCATCTAGACGGATTTAACATATTCCCTGAAAAGCGTTTTGATGTAGATAATGGCGTTACTTTATGCGATAGACACCATATTGCTTTCCATACAAACTACGGCTTTGGTAACAATACTAAGTCCCAGTTTGAGGAATATTTGGAAACAACAACCGAAATGACTTTCTAAGGAGAATTAAATGGCACTCAAGCTCGCTGTTCAAACCCAATTTGGCGTACCAGCCCCACAAGCCTACGCTAGAATTACTAACTTCTTTGGTACTAAAGACCAAATACAAGTCCAAGTCGCTATTCATTATGACGAGTCGGCAAGGCATGGCAACATGGCTACAGTCAAAGAAAACGCACACTACATCGGTATGGAAGACCTCAAGGGTGATTTAATCCCAGCAATCTACGAGGTTCTAAAGACTTATAGTGACTATGCTGGTGCAGAGGACTGCTGATGAATGACGGCTGGGAAGGGTTAGAAAACGTAGCCACAGACGTTAGAGATTCTCAACAAGCAGCTGAGGATTTAAATAAATTATGCCTCCGAGTTCTTGGCTCAGAGGATGGAGCAAAACTAATGAAGTGGCTTAGGTCAGCTTTGTTAGAGCAGCCAGTTGCCTTGCCTGGCTCTGACCCAAGCTATGCGTTCTATCGAGAAGGACAGAACTCTGTGGTGCGGGATCTTGAAGCAAGGATCTTAAAAGCAAGGAAAATGTAAACATGGAAAATACCGAAGCAGTCCAGCCCACAGAGGAAGGTGGCCTACTGGACTCAGTAACAACTGAGGACAGCCAAGGTACCGAGCAGCAAAACCCAGAATCGTCACAGATATCTCATCTATCAGAGCCAGAGGATGACACCCCCTTAGACAGACCAGATTGGTGGCCTGAGAACTTTTGGAAGAAAGACGATTCAGCCCCCGATCTAGAAGGCATAGCCAAGTCTTGGATGGATCTTAGGAAACAGATATCGCAAGGCAAACACAAAGCACCAGCTGATGGAAAGTATGACGTGTCTGCCTTTGGCTCTATTCCTGAGAATGACCCAGTTCGATCCCATGTGATGGGTTGGGCAAAAGAAAATGGGATATCGCAGATGGCCTTAGATAGTCTCGTTGGCACAGTTGTTGGTATGGGAGCAGAGAAAGTAGAGTCTGTTACCAGATCCCTTGCTGAAGAGAAGGCAGCTCTTGGGCCTAATGCAGATGTCATTATTAAAGGCATGACTGATTGGGCTAGGGGTCTTGTAAACAAGGGGGTATGGGGCAGAGATGACTTTGAAGAGTTTAAGTATATGGGCGGTACTGCCAAAGGCTTAAAGGCTTTGATGAAACTGCGTGAAACCTATGAGGGCTCTCGCATCCCAGTTGAGTCTGTACCCATTGAGGGCGCTCCCTCCAAAGATGAGCTGTACCAAATGGTTGGTGATCCTAAGTACAAAACAGATCCATCCTACCGAGCCAAGGTTGAGAAGATGTTTGCTCAAAATTTCGGCTAATATAAAGAATCTCCTCACGAGAGTGACCCTTACCCCGGTGCAGTTAGCCGGGGGTTTTTTTATCCACATTTAGTTGGTATAAAAAATATTTCACTAGATGTTGTATTTTTCCTACATTTCTGCTAGAAACTCATTAAGGCATACCATTTAGTTGGCCCTTGATGCAGATTAATCTGACGATTGGCTACCGCAAGTAGCAAGCGTAGGCCCTGGCAACAGGCACACCAAAGCAAAAACCCAATTTATTTTTTACCTATTTAGGAGAAACACATGAGCATTTCATTATCTAATGCCTTTGTTACCCTCTTTGATGCTGAGGTAAAACAGGCTTTCCAGGGCAAAGCAATGCTGGTAGGTGCTGTTCGTCAGCGTAGAGGAGTTGAAGGCTCTACTGTTAAGTTTCCAAAGGTTGGCAAAGGTGTGGCTACCCCACGCATTGCACAATCTGACGTAACTCCATTAAACGTAGCATTCTCAAGTATTACTTGTACGCTTGCTGATTACAATGCCGCTGAATATAGCGATATCTTTAATCAAGCTAAAGTAAACTTTGACGAGCGTTCAGAGTTGGTTCAAGTATTGTCTAACGCTATTGGCCGCAGACAAGACCAAATGATTCTTGATGCACTCGGAAATACCAGCACCAGCTTGACTGTTTCTAACGATATCGGTGGTAGCGATACCAACATGAACGTAGCCAAGTTGCGTGAAGCTAAGAAGTTGTTGGATAAAAATAACGTACCTCCAGAGGGCCGTCATATTATCCTCCACGCAAATGGCTTATCATCGTTGTTGTCTGAGACAGCAGTAACCAGCTCTGACTTCAATACTGTTAAAGCACTTGTTGCTGGTGAAATCAATACTTTCTTGGGCTTTACTTTCCATATCCTTGGTGACCGCTCTGAGGGTGGCTTAGCAGTTGATGCTTCTTTAGACCGCACTTGCTTTGCTTTCCATAAAGATGCACTTGGCTATGCAGAAGGTATTGCCCCACGCACCGAAATTAATTACATCCCTGAGAAGACCTCGTTCCTAGTGAACAGCATTTTCTCTGCTGGAGCGATTATTATCGATGATGAGGGTATTGTCAAAATCACCGCTCGCGAATCTTAATCTAAGGAGAGACTGATATGGCATATTCTGATACTGGTTTAGTAACTGTCTGTGCATCGAAGGCTGGTAATGCACCATCGATGTATTTGTATAAAACCGCTGATACCCAAGCTACTGTTAACACAGTTGGTTATTTTGCATCTTTAAAAGACGTGTTAAAAGTTGGAGACGTTATTTTTGTTTATGACTCTACAACCCCAAGTCTTGTATTAACTTATGTTAACTCGGTAACGTCAACAACTGTTGACATTGCTGATGGTACAACTGTAAGTGCAACCGATACTGACTAATAGTATCTAGTAACAAGATGGGCTATTGCTGGCAAAACTGGCGATAGCCCATTCTTACATTGGAGATTTAAATGGCAGCTGGCGATACCGCATTATCAATATGTTCTGATGCTTGCGTAATGTTAGGCGCAAAGCCAATCTCCTCATTTAATGAAGGAACTGACGAGGCATCAATTGCAGACCGCTTATATGCGGATATTCGCAATCAAGCCCTCATGCTTTACCCTTGGTCATTTAGCTTTAAAAAGACCTCTATTGCTCAATTAGTAACAACACCTACTAACGAGTACCGCTACGAATATCAGTTGCCTGGAGACCGCTTAGGATCACCTAGAGCTGTTTACGATAGTAGTTCTGTTGGCATCCCACCTCGTAAAGAATACAGAATTATGGGTAGCAAACTGCTTACCGATTATCAACAGGTTTATATTGACTATCAATACGCTGTACCCGAATACGATATGCCAAGCTACTTTGTGCAACTGCTCAAGTATATGATGACTTGGCATCTTGCTTTACCTATTACAGACCAAACAGAGAAGAGCCAGTATTGGCAGTCTGTCGCTGTTGGCTCACCAGCCGAAAATGGCAGAGGTGGATATCTAAGACAGGCTATGAATATTGATGGCCTAAACCAGCCAACCAACGCAATTAACGATTTCTCACTTATTGCTGTGAGGTATTAATGGCTCGCTTTGTCTCTATCCAGACAAACTTTTCTACTGGCGAGTTAGACCCATTGCTCCGGGCAAGGGTTGATTTGGCTGCCTATCAGAACGCATTAGAAGAGGCTACCAACGTGGTGTGTCAGCCACAGGGTGGCATTAGACGTAGACCTGGCACTAAGTACATTTCATCCTTGCCAAACACTAGCACAGAGTCTGCTGGCAACGGAACCCGATTAGTTGAGTTTGAGTTCAGCACATCGGATTCCTATATGCTTTGCTTTACGCATAATCGGATGCACGTTTTTAAGAATAAGGCTTTGATTACAGCGATTAATGGTGGTGCTAATGATTATTTAGATACATCTGCATTGGGGCTTACTGGCGCTAGGTTGGCAAACATTGTATGGACACAGTCTGCCGATACGCTTATTGTGGTTCATCCAGATGTTGCACCAATTAAGATTGTCCGAGGTGGCACAGATGCCACATGGACAGGCACAGCAATTACTTTTGACTCTATTCCAAAGTATGCTTTTACCGCTGCCTTTTCTAATCCAGCGGGTACGCTAACACCATCGGCTGTATCGGGTAAGATTACATTAACCGCCAGCTCCTCTGTATTTGTGGCTGGAAGTGTTGGCCAATACGTCAACGCATCTCCACAAGGTAGGGCTAAGATTGTTAAGTACACATCTGGCACCTCAGTAGATGCTATTACCGAGTTCCCATTTTTTAACACCTCTGCCATTGCTAATGGTTCGTGGGAATACGAGTCAGGCTATGAAAATGTATGGAGTGCTGGTAAAGGCTATCCACGCTCGGTAACATTCCATGAAGGCCGCCTATATTTCGGTGGATCGAAGTCGCGCCCCTCTACCATATGGGGTTCTAAGGTTGGACTGTTCTTTGACTTTGACCCAACAGAGGGCTTGGATGACGATGCGGTTGAGGCTACACTAGACACCAACACATTCAACGCTATTGTTGACATTATCTCTGGTAGAGACCTACAAGTATTTACAACAGGAGGTGAATTTTATGTTCCTCAAAACGGCCTTGACCCAATTACTCCAACGAATTTCTTTGTTAAAACAGCAAGCCGTAACGGCATTAAAGAAGGTGTTAGGGTTCAACAGTTAGAGTCTGGCACCCTGTTTGTACAACGACAAGGGAAATCATTAAATGAGTTTGCTTATACTGATACGCAGCTTACATACGTCACGCAAAAGATATCGTTACTTGCTGGCCATCTCTTGCGTACTCCAACTCGTATGGCTTTGCGTAGGTCTGTGGCTACTGATGAGAACGACTTACTGCTAATTACTAATGCAGATGACGGCATGATGGCTGTGTTCTCATTGCTACGCGCCCAAAACGTCATTGCCCCATCCGAGTTTATTACTGTAGATGGATCCTTTGTAGATGTAGGTGTAGATATATCAACCATCTATGTGGTAGTCAAGCGCAATGTAAACGGCACATTCCAATATTTTGTAGAGGCATTTGATAACGACTTGCTGACAGACTGCGCTAAAACTGGTGGAGCTGCTGCATCTGTCTCAATGAGCCATGTAGCTACAGAAACAGTTAACGTAATTCTTGATGGATCTGTACAGGCTAACCAAACAGTACCAGGCGGTGGCACAGTTACATTCCCACGCTCATCAACTACTAAATTTGAGGTAGGCTTGCCTATATCTGTAAAAGCAGTAACCATGCCGGTAGACCTAAAGCTACAGACAGGCACACGCATTGGATTTAAGAAAAGGATTGTTGAGGTTAATGCGTTGGTGGCCAGTACCCAGCACATGAAGATTAATACAATTGAGGTGCCATTCAGAGCGTTTGGTGACATCCTTGATGAAGCGGTTGACGAGTACACAGGCACTAAAACAATGCATGGACTTTTAGGTTATACAACTGAAGGCAAGATTACAATTGAGCAAGACGTGCCATTAAAGATGACATTGCTTGGCTTAGAGTACAAAGTAGCAACACATCAAGGAACTTAATATGAGATTTTCTAGACAAGACCTTAAAAACTTTGATGGCCCAATCGGTGATCCATTTAATGGCCCAGCAGTAAACAAGCATATTGGACAGAAATATCAAGACCCAGTAACGGCTATTGCTATTACCTTAACAGTTGCTAGTGCTGCTGGATCTATTAAGGCTGGACAAGATCGAAACAAGATGTATCAGATGCAAGCTAGGCAAGCAGAGGTTGAGTCTGACCGCAGAGCTGTGCAATATGAGTTACAGGCTAACGAGATTCTAAGACGTACCAACCAAGCCAACGCAGCTGTAGTGGCTCGTGGATTTGCTGGTGGCACACAAGGTTTTGAGGGATCCGCTGGATTGATACAGCAAATCAACAATACTCGTGGTGGCAAAGAGTTTATGTTTGCTTTACAAAATTCTGACATGACAAGGCGCAGCGGTCTTATCCAATCAAGCCTATATCAAGGCGCTGGACAGATTGCTGAACAGGCTGGATATTTTGATGCCGCTGGTAAGCTAGGATCTGCTGGGTTTATGTACGCAAAAATGGGTAGCGCTCCATCAACAGAACCACAACCACTCTAATATAAATCATGGCAGAACTTCCACGCTACCAACCAACTGGCTATCTGCCAGCAGACGTTCCACGTTTAGACTTTGCTAATCTCAAAGAGTCTGTAGCTATGACTCAGGGCATTAGCGCTGCATTAGACCGCTTGTCTAATTTTGCATTTAAAGAGGTAGAAGAAAAAGCAAGACGTGAAGGTATGCAATGGGCGCCAGAAAATGCGCCAACCCCAGAACAAGTGTTGGCTGCAAAGGATGACCCAGACGCTTTACAAAAGTTGTTTGCAAAGCCTGGCACAGTCTTTGGCGATGCAGCTAGAAAGGTTCAAGCCATTCAATTAAGAATTGAACTTGAATCAATTGGAAGACAAAAACTAGCAGAGTTAAGTATTAAGTCAGAAAAAGAGGAATACACT